GGGCAACTGCAACGGCTAACGGTTTGGTTGTCACCGTATCAGCACCTTCTGGCGCCACAGCAGGCACAGCAAACATCACTGTAAAAACCAACGACGGGGCTTTTACGGCTGTATACGCAGCTACTGTCACCGCGTGACTATCACAAAGGGCGTTTGCGCGCCCTTGATGATAATTATTCGAGGCAACCATGACTCCATTAACTGAAATTGGCGAGATGCTCATATCAGACGCCAGCCGCGACTACTTCTTCAGGCCATCATTCGGAAACATGTCGCGTATAGGCTCTCCAGCGGAGATTGTAGAGCGCTTTGCAGAACTCCATACCAGTGAGGCGCCAAGATTGCTTTCTGCTGCTGTGGCAGCGTATGGCGAGATTCCAGGGTGGTTGCTTGCCTATATCAACTCACCATCGTTTAGCAGTTCAGCTATCTTTGCCGGCATGATCGTCATGCAGGCCTGCTGTGATGACGATATCAGCGCGCTGGTGGGTGAGCTGCGGCCAAGTAAACGAGGTAGAAGGGCGTTCGTGTTCCGTCGTGGCAGTTTGCCGGCGAGCGACATTATCATCCTCGGACAGTCGCTGCTCACTCACGGCATCATCGGAAAAGCCAAGGTTCGCCGTCTCCAACGGCATGAGACAAACAGCTTTGTCAGTGAGTTCAGCGCATTCGAGTACATCAGTGCTGCTCGTAACCATTTCAGCATGCCGCGCGCTGAGGCTGAGCAACTGACCATGACGGAATTTCAGCTGCTGATTAACGCTAAATACCCAGATCAGAAAGGGTTCACCGCTGAAGAGTACGATGCTGTTGCGGATGAGTACATGAAGAAGAAGGCGCGACGCCTGGCTAAGGCCGCGTAGAAGCGCTGGCAGGCGATGATGGTAAAATCAGCGATGAGATAACCGAAAATCTGCGCAAAACTGGGGTAGATGTGTGACATGTCACAACACAAAGTTTGTTAGAGTCACGCTTGACCGTAGGATCAACATAACTTAATCTTCAAGCACAACAAAAAAATCTGTTGAAGTTTTCTACTTAGGGCTTGGTGAAGGATGGATTCGCTAAGCTCTTTTTGCACCCCAACGAAGCGGATAAGGAGGAGCTATGTTTGGTTTCTCGTTCAAAGGACGGTCGCACAAAAACGAGTCTGTCGACAGACTTGCAAGCATTCTTATCGATAACCGGGATAGGCTGACCATCGATCGCGATGGAGTTATTAGCATCAACCTGGATAACGAAAAAGTTCGCAAGGAGATGAAGCGTCAACTTCAACACCTAGCGCAAGTAGAACCTGTAAAAGTCAGGTAATCGATGGGAACACTGTTGTTATCAGCCATTCTTGTTAGTGGCTACATCTTCGCAGTAACGTCAGTATCCTCAAGATATAAGTTTAAGCGCTCCGACGGTTGGGGCGCTTACTTTTATGTAGCAACGTGGGGAACTGGCTTTTGCATCTTGAGTTGGGTTATCTGCTCGATTATGGGTTTTTTCGGCCTTATCGACTTTATGGCCCAGATGGTAGGGTTAAATAAAGATAATGCAAAACTGTTAATCCCACTTTCTGCTGATGCTGTCGCTACAGGGAAGAGTTTGAAGATTGCGATGTGGATCGTCGGCACTGTCGTGCTTGCCACTGCGTGTGGATTGGTTAACAAGGCGTGGCATGCATGTGGAGACCGCAGGTTTAAAGCACTTGCTAAGGCTGCTAGAAATCACCCCCTAGAAACATTGGCGATCGAGGCATCAGCGACGTTAGCACCTGTTATATTTACGCTGAAGTCCAAAAAGTTTTATGTAGGATGGGTCATTCGACCGCCCCTGGAGCATGGAAAAATTGAGCATATGGCATTCATCCCTCTCCTTAGCGGATACAGAGATAAGGATACCTTGAAGATTATCGTAACCACTAACTACGATACCCACTATGAGAGCATAGGGCTTTTGGGTGATATAGCCGATGTCGAAGGGCCGCCAAAGATAAATAGTGATTTGACATTTAATGATTTCCGAGTGGTTTGCCCAGTTTCCGAGATTGAAAATCTCTCATTTTTTGACTTTCAGACTTACAACCAGTTTAAGATTCAGGAAGAAAGAGAAGAGAGAGGGCAACGCCGATCTAGGCCTCGAATCATTAGGGCTAAATCATAGTTGTGCATAGAACCCACCCAAGAGGTGGGTTTTTGCTTTCTACGGGTGCTATAGTGCTCAATCATCCTTAAAAATGGTGATTGCTATGAAATGGATATCGGTAGGCGAGAAGCTGCCAGAGGCTGGCCTTTATCGCGTAATCGTCGCAACAGACAAGGGCGTTGGCTCTGCCAATTTCAACCCTATCAACGGTTTTCAGGCAGTAACGCTTAATGGAAGTACTCAGTACTCTAACCTTACAGTGAGCCACTGGATGCCGTTCCCTGAGGCACCTCAACAGCGATGATGACAAGCCCACCTGAGTGGGCTTTTTGCTTCCTGACCCCTCGTTTTCGTTGCCTACTCTATGCTCTCTGCTACCATGTAACGACTTGCGGCGCGTCCTTGCGCCGTACAGGGTTATATGTCCTGAGAGAGCTTGGATAACAGAGTGTCTCTATTTTCATGGGAGACGCATCTGTAGGTGTCGCTGGATACGTTGGTGGCTTCTCTATAGAGAATTTTCCGGCTTTCGTTGAGTATCCAGTAAGTCTCAAAGCCGAGGTCATAGAAGTTGCCGGCCAAGCGCGATTCCATGTTGCGCAGCGACGGATAAATCAGCTTGCACATCTTTCTCGCTCTGTTAGCCCATACCCACATTCTGCATAGTCTCAGAATTTCCTCTTCTGAGAACTGCGGTGTTGGCAGCGAGAGCTCTGGCTGGCGTTCGATGTATTCGCCATCCAGCACTATGCGATGAACGTACTCGATAGCCTGCGGGATCTGCTCAGGCGTTAAGTCCTCTATGCTCTCTACGGCGAAGCGCTGGTGGATGATGGAGTAAGCTTCCGGGTACATCAGGTGCTTCTTGCTGACGAGCATATTGACCGCATCGCGCAGCGGTGTTCTCTCATCGACGGTTGTTCCTGACTTCCGAACGGCGGCGCCTTTCGTCCAATAGTCGTGCAAAACGGTGAAGCATTCTTCCTGATAGGCGATCAGCTTGTCGCGGATGTCGGCGCGTACCTTTGATGGGTTGATGCTGAAAAGCCAGCCGTTGAGCTTCTTCAGTGGGATGCAGAGTAGCTTACGAATCCTGCCGTCAGCGGCAACCATAGAGATATCTCTACAGTCGAATTTGGAATGAACACTGCCAACCATGCTCATATGAGGATGGTTGGTTTTCTTCATATCTTCCATAAGCTTGCGATGCTGAGTTGTCCAGCTCATGCTGAGGTTCTCAACGATAGGCTTCATTGCTACATAAGCCACACCGGCGACCATGGCCGTGATGATTGGTTGCCCATGGAACTGGACGGATGAAGTGTTAACTGCCTCAAGAATTGATATACTGTTCATGTCGGTTTCTCACAAGGTTGCTGACAAATTAGAAGCCCTGACTGTTCCCGCAGTTGGGGCTTCGCTGTTTCTGGCGATAAATTCGGCTACTGCTTTAACTATTAAGTAATTGATAGAGCGATCATTGAGTTTTGCTATTGAATAAAGGTCGTCCCGCATCTGCATAGGGAATCTTGCCTTCAACTGCCATTCTTGTTTCATTTACTCTCCTTGGTGGCACGGTGGAACCATTGATAATGTAGACCCACAGTGCCACCATGTCAACGATGATTTTGGAGGTAAACCGATGGCTAGAGATGAACCAAAAGTAAACGTTAGACTTCCCCAGGAGCTGAAAGATAGGCTTCATGCTCTGGCGGCGCAGAACAAGAGATCTGTTAATGCTGAGATTGTTGCGGCCATAGAATTTGCCTGTAGAAGGGCGTTTGGCAAGGTTGTTGAAGGCGATGAAGGAACAAAGATTATCCTGAATGAAAGCGACTCCCTGGTGCTTAAGTCTCAGATTGACACCCTGAAAAAAGTTGTCGAAACAGAGAAGAAACTGGACGAAATATTAGCGGCGCTAGAAAAGTTTAAGGTGGATCGCTGACCTTGCGCCAACCCTTTGCTAACATGTGAATACTTGTTACTTGTCTATGGGAATAGGATGAAATGAGAAAGGTATCAGCATTCATTGTGTGCTTAGCATGTTTTGGTGCAGCTGCAAACGATATGCAGTCAGAGGGATCGTGGTTCTTTAAGACAAAAGTCAACAAAATGACTGACACAACAGACATGGTTGCCTCTAATGCGACAAAAGATGTCTATACCAGGCAGGGATCTGAGCGATATACATCGCTCGTTTTGCGATGCAAAGAAAATGAAACGGATGCATATATTTCTGTATATGACTATCTTGGTTCTGGTGAGCCAAGAATAACTGTGAGATTTGACGATGGAAAGCCAGTTAAGCACACCTGGAATTCTTCAGAAGGCGGGAGTGCAGCGTTTTCACCAAATGCAATATCCTTTATCAAGGAACTAGCAAAACACAAAAAAGTAATAATTGGCTTTGAGCCATACGGTTCAACAATGCAGGCTGTTGAGTTTGATTTATCAGGAACAGATAAAGTGGCTTCCAAGATTGCGGAGTCGTGTAACTGGAAGCTTTAGCAAAAAACCTCAAATATAACCTCGCTTCTGCGGGGTTTTTTTATGCCCGGAGATCAGTGAATGGCGGAGCAGGACGGTGGGAGCTTGGTTTACCAAGTTGATATTGAAACAGCCAAAATGTTAACCGGTAGCCGGCAGGCATCAGCAGTGTTAGAGGAAATGAACAGGAAGGCAAATCAATCCTCAAAGGCAGTTGATGGTTTATCATCATCTGCTAATAGTGCTGGTCGATCTATGTCAGGCTTAAAAGCAGTGCTGAGCGGTGTCGCAAGCGCCATGTCTGTCGCTATTGTTCTCGATTATGCGAAGGCATTTCTGGTTGTTGCGGATAATATAAACCAGCTTCAATCGAGAATATCAAGGCTGTCGGCGGACTCTGCCTCTGCTGCAAAGACATTTGAGTCTCTCAGTTCAATCGCTTCAGAAACTGGAGCCAGCCTGCAGGATACGACGAAATTATGGGAGACGATGACATCCTCTCTGAAAGAGGCTGGGGCTTCCAACGATCAAATATTAGCGCTGACTGATACCCTTCAGAAAATTGGCAGAGTTGGTGGTTCATCCTCAGAAGAGATGACTAATGCGCTTCGCCAATTTGGTCAGTCGATTGCTTCTGGAGTTGTCAGGGCAGAAGAATTCAACTCGATATTAGAGCAGATGCCTGAGCTGGCAAGGCAGATTGCGGCAGGCCTTGGAATGTCCATGGGCGAACTACGCCAAGCAAAGTTAGATGGAAAGTTAACTGCGCAAGATGCACTAAACTCAATCATGAAGCAGTCAGCAAAGGTAAACATTGAGTTCGAAAAGCTTCCTCGCACCCTAGACCAAGCCAATAATTCACTGACAATATCTTTCCAAAGTCTCATAAGTAAGATGAATGAGACTAGTGGCGCAAGCAACACGATAATTTCCGTGATTGACTCCCTTAGTGCAGCCATGGATAGGTTGTCAGGAAAGACAATTAACGCCAAGCAGCAAATAGCAGATCTACGCTCAGAAGCAGAAATGTATGCCAGGAGAGCAAGAACATGGGAATTTCTTGGGTTTGGTGACTACGCCAAAGAGAATGAAGAAAAATCATCGAAGTTGACTGCAGAAGCGTGGGAGAAAGCTTCGCAGGCAGGTTATGAAGCAGCTAAGAAAAGAATAAAAAACAGTGATCCAATCCAGATCCCAACTCATGCCAGCAGTAAATCCATAGGTAAGGGTAAAACTCAACAGCAGAAAGATGCTGAGTCTTACGCCAGAGCGCAAGAATCTGTCGCGGAAAAACTAGAGCAACTACGCCAAAAGTCAGAGCTTGCCGGTAGCAGCACTCAGGAATTATCCAGAGCTCAAGCAGTTTTGACTGCTGAGCAATCTCTTGGCAAGTCGGCAACTGAAGAACAGATCCGACTGGCCGGAGAGTATGCCGGTAAGATTTGGGATACGACTAATGCTCTGCGGGCACGGCAACAGGCAGAACAAGGAGCCACTTTTGCTAATCAAGAGATAGCATCGGCCAGGACCACGGTTAACCCAGCCACGAAGCAGGCAGAAGATCCGGTGGCAATGGTCGAACTGCAGGAGCAACGAAAACTCGAGGCTTTGGCTCGATATCAAGAGATAGACAAGGAGAATTCTCAGCTCTATGAAGATGCCAAGACAGCGATACTCCAACAGGCTGCGTATCAACGCCAGGAAATCCTTGACCAAGAACAGCGGACTTACCAACAAAACATTAGCTCCTTACTCGGGGAGTCATCGAGCTTTGCAGGTTCCATCGCAGATGCTATTGGGCAGGCGGCAGGGAAGTCCAGCGCCGCATATCAGGCATTGTTTGCAATAAGCAAGGGTTTCGCAATTGCACAGGCCTCACTGAACTTGCAGACAGCAATAAGCAACGCGATGGCCATACCATGGCCCGCCAACATACCAGCCATCTCTCAGGCGCTTTCTGCCGGCACTCAAATCGTTAGTGCTATAAGTGGTATTAGCTACGGCGGTGCGCGCTATAACGGCGGCCCTGTGAGCGCTGGCGCGATGTACCAGGTAGGTGAGCGAGGCAAGCCAGAGATTTACCAGGCGAGCACTGGTAAGCAGTACATGATCCCCGGTGACAACGGCAAGGTGATTAGCAACAAGGACATGCAAGGCGGTGGTGGTATCAACGTGAATGTCAGTATCAACAACACCAACGGTTCATATGTAGATCACCAGGTAAGCAGCGATGGCAATGGCGGTGTATCGATGGAGATATTTATCGCCGACATGGACAACGGCGGCCCGATGAGCCAAGCCATAAGTCGAAATCATCAGGCCCCTCGCAGGGCAACCCAATAACCAATCCATGAGGAGAAAGATATGAAATTCATTGAACTGCCAGAAGATGTGCAGCACGAAGCCGCAGCTGCTTTGTCTGGCGCTTTACGGGAAAACGGTATTCTGGGTGATGAAAAACGGATGGGGCAGGCTCAGGGAATTGCCGACACCATCCGTGATGCTTACCTGCGACTTTACTCTGAGCAACAGTCGCCTAATTAAGAGGCAGACTCGCCGCTGTTCAGCTTCTTGAAGTGATTTAGCGCTTGGTCGTACATGCTGAGAACGCGGTCGACGTTGCTGTGATGCATCGGGACACGCTCTGCCCGAATCAACTCGACAACCAGTTGCATAGCGGCCTGTTCAGCGTTTGTGCTTGGGTCTGCGATATCTGACATTTTTAACTCCATTGTATTAGCGAAAGATAAACATACCCTCCCTGGCTGTGGCCGCATATCCTGAAATTTGAACAGTCATTGCCAGCTTTGGTATGCCGCTGCTGATTTAACACAGAAACAACCCGCTTCGGCGGGTTTTTTATTACCGGGAGAAAACCGTGGCAATACCTTATCCCGACTGGCTATCACTTCCCCAGAAGGCCAACAAGAGCCGCACGATTGATGCAGGGTTCCGCACCGATCAGCCGGCAGTGGGCGCGCCTATCTTCCAGCGCCTGACAGATGACCTCAAAACCACCTGGTCGCTGACGTGGATTTTCACGCTGCAAGAAGATCGAGCATTCGAGCAGTGGTATCGCAGCCCTCGTTACCTGGATAACGGCAATCAGTGGTTCACGATGCTTTGCAATCTGGGTGGCTCTGGCCTGCAACTGCAGGAACTGCATTTCGTGGCGCCGCCGGTTCAGACGAGCATCAACGGCAACACGACGACGTGGACGGCGAGCGTAATCACCCGGAAGGTCTACAACCCGGATGACGAGTTCTCAGACGTCATTGTTGAGCTGCCGCCATATCAGTGGGGGATCATTGATGAAGTGGTCAACCGCGACATGCCGGAGTATTGAATGCCTAACTTACGAGAATTTCAGTCACAGCGGCCCAACCGGATCATCTACGACACGATGACCTTCAGTCATCCGGCGTTTGGCGCTATTCGGCTGGTGGCAAACCAGATATACCCAAAGACGTTCGCCGGCCAGGTGTTTTCAGCTTGCCGGATGGAGGTCGCAGAGAGTCAGCAGAGCAGCACGCCGGTGATCAACTCAACGGTGAAATTCGGGCGCTTGGCACAGGACTTCAAGCAGCAGCTGAAGCTGTGGCGCGCGCACTCACGCATAACGCCTATCTCTGCCACGTATCAGCGTTTCGATGCGGCGGACATGAACACGCCGCTGAAGTCTTGGACGCTCTTTGTGAAAGACGCCTCTCTCGATGAGGCTGACGTAACGTGCTCGCTCACGCTGCAGAACCCGCTCAACAACAACATCGGCTTTCTCTACAACACCACGGAGTTCCCAGGACTCGCCAATGCATAAATCTGACTTCATTCACGCCATGGAGGGTAAGCCGTGGCGCGATCGGGCGTGCTCGTTCGACACGGCTGATTGCTGGGGGTTGGTGGTGCTGTATTACCGGCATGTGCTCGGCATAGAGATACACCAAACGCCGGACTACGAAGCCGGCAGCGACTTCCTGACGTGTTTTTCCGGTGATGTTGTGTTCTGGCATCAGGCCGAGAAAGCGGCCGACGGTAGCATTTTTATCGCGTATTACGGCGGTCAGCCAGCTCACGTCGGTTTGGTCATCGATGGGCAAGCATTTCACAGCCGCGGCGAAGCGGGGCATGTGCGCTTTGACAAGCTGCGGACGCTGGAGCGAGTTTTCACCAAATTGGAGTTTTACGACTATGCCGTTGATCGAAGTACAGCGCGTGCCGGGGTTGCCGAAAGAACGGCATAATCTTCCCGCCGGCAGCATGTTCTATCCCTGGCTTAAATCGGCCAACCTTCACTGTGATGTTGAAATTCTGCGTAACGGCGTAAAGCTGCAGCCCGATGATGAGTTGAATTTCCCGCTCAACGACGGCGACGTGATCAGCGTGTTCGACCAGCCGAAAAGCGGCACCATTGGCAAAGTGCTAAGTCCTATTTTCGCTCCGATCAAGTTTGTCCAAAAAATCCTGACGTCATTGCTCGGCCAGCCAAGCGCGGGCGTGGCGACAAGTAGCAACGCAAAGACCTCCCCGAATAACAGCCTGAAAGGGCAAACTAACATTGCGCGAAACGGTGAGGCAAAGCCTGACAACTACGGCCAGGTGCGCGCGTACCCTGACCTGATTCAGGAGTCGCTGTTCGAGTATGACAACAACATCAAGAAAGTCACAGAGTGGATGAACTTCGGGCTGGGCCGGTATGACGTCACGTCAGTAAGGTACTCAGAATCGAACCTCGGCGCGCTGGCTGGCGCCTCATACCGCATCTACCAGCCAGGCGATAACATCCCGCTGATCAACGAGGGGTTCGCTTTTGACGACATCGACGGCCAGGAGCTGCCGGGGCCGAACGAGAGCGGAGATTTTCCAGCAGAAACGGCGACGACAACTACCGATATGGTGTCTGGGGAGTTCATCGCTGGACAGGCAAAGGTGAAAATCAAGCAGAACAGCGATTTCGATTACTTCTATGACCTGTCTAAGCCTCATTCTGTGTCATTTGTGGTCAATGTCACCTACAACACAGTATCAGGCCCAGTAACACGCGATATCACTGTATTTGCCGATCTCTTCAGTGCTACGACAACCGACGATGGCGCCCCAGTTAATCCGCAGTATTTCTACGAATTCACCTTCATAAACCTGGGGGGCAATGATATTGGGCAGATCCCCGATGATGCGGTGATCAACACGTCGATATTCACGCTAAACGACAATGAACCGTTGGTAATCGGCCCGTCATTTTCACCAGTAGAGGGGACTCAGCTATGGATTCATCTGCAGGCGCAACTGGGGCATGGTGACTATGCACGAACAACGGTCACATGGTGGAAGATTGACTAATGATACGGCGACCACCG